AAGATTCGCTCGTTCGACAGAGACACCATGCGCTGGAAGCTGGTGCCCTTCACCCTCAACGATGAGCAAGAGCACCTGCTCCAAGTCATCGAGAGGCAGATGAAAGAGCGAGGCTTTGTTCGCATCATCATAGACAAGGCCCGAAAGCTGGGGATGAGCACGTTCATCCAGGCTCTCAAGATGCACACCTGTATGTTCAATCCTCAGAGCCACGCCCTGACGGTGGCGCACGAGGAGTCTGCTACCCGCGAACTCTTTAGAATTGGCAAGCGCATCGCGGAGAACATTGACGAGAGGGTAGCCGCTGGTCTAAAGAACAAGGCCAAGGGCAACCTCCTTGAATGGCACAACGGCTCGCGCGCAGAGTGTCAAACTCAGGGGGGAAGCCCTGACTCTGAGCGTGGCTCCACCCCAAACTTCCTTCATATGTCAGAGCTTCCATCGTGGGAGTCCAGCCGTCGTACGACATCAGCCGCCGATGTCGCCCAGGCACTACTCAACGCGGTGCCCAACGAGAAGTCCACCATTGTGATCATCGAGTCCACGGCCATGGGCATGGGCAACCTGTTCTATGAGATTTGGAACCGGGCAATCAAGGAAGCGACAGGCAACCTATTCGAACCAGTCTTTTATTCTTGGACCGGGAGGGCTCAGTATTCTGTACCAACTGGAGATGTCGAAACCGACACAAATGAACTCTGGTTAGACGGCCAAATGCGCCAAGCTCAAGCGGCGGGAGACATTACGGGGTTTCATTCCATCGCGAACGAGCTTGGTTATAGCGAGTTGCAACGCAAAAGAGCCTTAGAGTACGAACTGAGCCCTCCACAGGTCCGTTTCTGGCAGCAGACCCTGGTGAACCAGTGCGCCGACGACCAGGATCGCTTCGACCAGGAGTGGCCGGTCAGTTGGGAGGTGTCGTTTGTTTCCTCGGGGCGCGGGGTATTCTCTGGCGCCCTTATTCAGAGGCGGCTCGACGAGCTCAAGAACTTCAAGATGAAGGCAGAGGGCTCTCTCATCGAGGACCAGGGCAAGGTCAAAGCTACGAAAGATGGTGGCACTTGGCAGATATACGAATGGCCCCAGGACGCTCACACCTACATCGTATCAGCCGACGCTGCCGGTGGTGGCCGAAGCAAAGACGACGACTATGCCTGCATCCAGGTATTCGACCGATGCACCGAGCACCAGGTGGCTGAGTTTTATGACAAGGTTCCACCCGATAGGTTGGCCGACGAGATGGCTAAGGCATCGAAACTATACAACAATGCGCTCGTGGCACCCGAGTCCAATGGGCCGGGGCTTGTGACCATCCACCAGATAATGACAAGCCACCCGACCGTGTTCATCTATCGACGCTTCGCTCAACCAGGACAGGTAGCTGGTAGCGAGACAAAACTGCTGGGCTATTCAACCAACGTCAAGACGCGACACTATCTGTTCGGGCAATTCGAATCGGCGGTGAGGAGAGAGGAAGTAAAGATTTTCTCCAAGCGTCTGTTGGGAGAGATGCTCACACTGATTCGCTCCAAGGGCACAGGAAGGCCCGAAGCGTCACCCGGTTATCACGACGATGCGTGCGTAGCATTCGCCATCGCCATGGATGTTAGCCGAATACAAGCCGATCAGGGCGTACCGGCTGTTCGCGAAGTAGCGAAGGTAGGCCCCGGTATCTACAGCGGCTTGGTGCAGCCCTACAGCAATGTAGCGGCTCCGGCAGCGGACTTCCCCGAGGGGGATAGCTCATGGTTCTAGCCATCCTTGCTGTGATGTTCATCTCCCTCGGGGTGGTCTGTGTCCACGGCTATCGGCACACCCGAAAGGTGGAGCTCGCCCTGTCTATCATCTCAAGGAAACTTGAGAGCCTGGAGCTTGAGGGGGCGCCGGTAGTCCTTCGCCCCGTGTCGGTGCTCCCAACGATGAGCCACGACGAGATGCTCGATGCAGACTACAAGGCTTGGTACGACGAACAAGAGCGGCTCAGGCAAATCAACCCACAGTCCCCGCACTTGGACCCCGACTGGGACAAGTTGAGTCTGGACGCTAAACCCCTGGTGAGAGGCGTATGAAGGTCACAGGAAAAGACCTGCCTGTCTATGTAGAGGACTTGTTCAAGCGAGCCCGTGACAGGAAAAGCGTGCTGCACGACGAGTGGTGGACAGCACACTCGTTTGTCGATGGCGACCAATATATTACCTTTAGAAACGGACGCTCCCAAGAGGCCAAGAGCCCGAGCTGGAGAGTGCGTCTCACCCAGAACATGCTGCTCCCGATTGTGAACACCATCTGCGCGAAGCTCACCCAGCAAAGGCCGGGGATCCTCGTGCGGCCATCGAGCCCCGATGAGGACCGAATCCAAAAGGCCAAGGCGTGCGAGAAGCTGCTCGACTACCTAGACCGGCTCCTAAAGCTAGACCGTGTGCGCTACGAGGTGTGCTGGTGGGCCATCGTCACAGGCTCGGGGTTCTTTCGGCGCTACTGGGATCCAGATGCTGGCAACCAATACACGGTGGACTACGAAGGCGTCACCCAGGTTATCGAGACCGGTGGCCCCAAGGTGGATGCCTTCAGCCCCTTTGATGTGTACCCAGACGTGCAAGCCACCTCCATGGATGACGCCCGGTGGGTGATTCTGGCGCACATGCTATCGGCCCAAGACCTAGAGGACCGCTGGCCCAAGGCCGGCAAGAAGATAATCCAACAGTCGGGCGGAACAGGGGCACCCGTAAATGCAGACGACGACAGCGCACTGCGCCGAGATGTCAGCGGGTATGTAGACGACCCGAGAGATGACCGGGGCCTGTACCGCGTGCTCGAATACGAAGAGAAGCCAACGGTAGACTACCCCGATGGGCGCCGCGTTATCACATGCCAGAACCAGCTGCTCGAAGAGGGCGATTTACCTGGTCGCCGGTTCTCATTGTCGATGGTCAGATATTCAACGATGGGAGGGAGGTTCTGGGGCAAAGGTGTAGTCACACCCCTCGTCCCCCTTCAGCGTGAACTAAACCGCACGGTTAGCCAGATGGTTGAACTGCGGAACCTCCACGCAAACCCTGTTTGGGTGGGTCCAACCGGATCTGTTCCGAACAACGCTGTAACAAACCGCCCTGACAGCTTCATTACCTACAACCCGAACCTCGGGCCTCCCCCCCAGCGTATTGACCCGGTGCCTATTCCGAACTCCCTAGAGGCGATGTCGCAGTCCATCAAGCAATCGTTCTTTGACATCTCAGGCGTCCATGAAATCAGCCAGGGACGGCAACCCTCTGGTGTTGTGTCTGGACGTGCGATGGGAATGCTTGCAGACCAAGACGCAACGAAGCTCGGCCCTGCCGTAAGAAGCCTAGAGCTTGCGATGGAGGACCTGGCCCGTGGCCTTTTAGAGGACTGGCGAGAATACCAGTTTGTTCCGGTGACGGTTACGGTGGTGGGTCCAAGTCGGATCCCAGAGGTATTCCGCTTCTCCTCAGACCAGATTGATTCCACCGACGTGGAGATTATCGCTGGCTCCATGCTCTACAAGCACCCGAGCTACGTCAGGGAGCTAGCCCTCCAATATTTCCAGATGGGCGCACTGGGAAGCCCCCAAGATCCAGCCACCCAGATGAGGTTCCGCCAGATTCTCGGGTCAAGAGGGCTCGAAGAGTTCTACGACGACGACAGCCCAGACAGAAACTACGCACGCCAAGAAAACGATATGCTCACTTCACCAGCGGTTGCGCCGGAGGTCAGGCCAGCGTGGTTTGAGGACCACGTTGTGCATGTCGATGAGCACAGAAAATTCATGCTCTCGACCGAGTTCAGGGAACTGTCGAAAGAGATCCAGGAAGGATTCAGCGAGCACCTGGCCCTTCACTACCACGAGCTCACCAAGCAGGGAGCAGGCCAAGCCACCTACGCCGAGGTGTTGGGGCTTGAGTCCGAGGCAGGACAAGGGGGAGGACCACCACAGGGAGGACCACCCCAAGGAGGGCCGCCCCAGGGGATGCCCCCGCAGATGGAGCAAATGGCCCCTCCCCAGGGCGGTATGAGCGGGGGAACCCCTGAAATTAACCAGGCGTTTAACGTCGGAGGTCCCGGTGTGAACGCCGCAGAAGAAGCCGGAGGCTTTCAATAATGTCTGACGAAACCCAAGACCATCAAGAGCAACCCGAAGAAACCCAACCCGAAACGGTGTCAGCGCAAGAGCATGAGAAAGCCCAAACGCAGATCCAAGAACTCCAGGCACAGTCTCAGGAATACCAGACCTGGTTTCAGGCCCACATGCCTGACCAAGAGACCTTCGAGTCTTTCCAAAAGTTCCATGCTGGCGGTGGCAAGGCCCAGCCCGAGGCCGCGCCCCAGGAGGCCGAGGACTACGACATCTTTGATGATGTAAAGCAAAAGAGCCAGACGATTGCCGAGCTCGAGCAACGCATGAATCAGATGGAAAATCGAAGTGCCACCAACGAAGAACAAAAGTACATCAACCTCGTGAAACAAGAAGCCAGCGAACTGCAAGACAAATACCCCTACCTTGCAGACCAAACAGCAACCAACATGCTCTTTTCTCTCTATGCATCCCACGATGGGCGCAAGAGTATGGAAGCGTGTGCAAAAGAGATTGGGAGTTTCATAAACTCCCAGGGTGGTGGTGGCCGACGAGCCCCTCGGCCCATCAGAGGACAGGCAATGGGGGCGTCAGCAGTGCCGCCCCGAGAACCTGAAGATTTGTATAAGGGGATTGACCCCTTTTCAGCCGTCAAAAATTTCACTTCAAAACAATACGGAGTAAAGGGGTAATAAGAAATGGCAGTTACAGACACCCAAGTCGACACGTCCAACTACGCGGAAGCTATGAAGATTCGCTATGGTCGTGCCATTGTTGAGACGATTAACCGAAAGGTTATCCTCTACGATATGTTGGAAAAAACCAAAGAGCACTGGACTGGTAAACAGCACCAAGTTCCCGTGTATCTTCGCTCGGCTAATGCCGTTGGTGCGCGAAACGAAGGCGGAACCCTGCCTGACGCCGCAGCCGACGTTTACCAAGAGTCGATTATCACGAACAAAAACAACTACGTGGTTGTGAAAACAACCAACATCGCTGAAGCGTTGACAAGCCAAGGTGGTGCGTGGGCTGCGGTAAAATCCGCAACCATCAAGCACGCCGCTATGGACTTGGCCTCCTCGATGAACCGCCAGTTGAACACGGGCGGTTTCGGCATTCTGTGCGAGGCTCAGAGTATGGTTGGGCTGGTCGTCACAATCCACACCTACGGTGATGGCACGTTGACCAACAAAACTCTCAAGGCTCCCGACACGACCCGTTTCCTCAAGGTGGGGCTTCGCGTTACGTGGGGCCGCTATGATGGCGTTGCAGACTTTGCTGCTGCGACCCCAACTGGCACAGGCCATGGGTATGTTAGCGCCGTCAACTCCTTGACATCGTTCACAGTCGTGAAGGACGTCTCCACGGGGGGAGCCGATCCGATTGCGACCGACGTTTTTGTCATTGGTAACGGTCTGGGGCAGACCCTCCAATCTTTTAACAAAGAGATGATGGGGATTGATGGAGTCGTTGGAAGCGGCGAAACGGGTTTTCAATCCATCGACGCCACAACGTACCCAGAGTGGGACTCAATCGTACTCTCCAATCCGGCTGGCGCTGGAACAGAGCGGCAATTGACTGAAGATGTGCTACAGCAAGCCATCGACCGGGTGAATGATGAATCGGCTGATGAGGCTGATATGTTGTTCTGCCACACGACAACCCGACGAGCGTATTTGAACCTGCTGAAAAGCAAGGGTTTGGAACGATTCGCTCCGACAGTCATGCGTGGTGGTCACAAGGCTTTGACCTACAACGGCGGTACGGGAGACACGCAAATCTTTGCTGATAAAGATGCGGTTCACCGAACCATGTTTGTTTTGTCTCGCGCTGACCTTCGCATGTTCGAGGTTTCCCCGTTCAAGTGGGACTCCACTGGTGGTGATACCTGGAAGTGGGTTGCCAACGAGGACGCTGCAACGGCATTTGGTCGCACGTATTCCAACCTGGGCGTATTGGCTCGAAACGCACAAGCGCGTATCGACGACATCGCTGTTACCGGCATCGCCGTATAGTCTAGGAGACTGTCATGTCATTGGATTTTGTACAGGTCAAACGAACACTGGAAAGCCTGAACGCCCCCTTGGGGGCGGGCAAGGTGTTCTACGTTTGCCCAGAATCAAATAGTTGGTTCTCCGATTTGGTCGGCATCCAAAAGGTGTCCGGTCAGGTAGTGGGGACCATTCAACAGGGCGTCGATAGCTGCTTGAGTGGAAGGGGGGATACTGTTGTGGTGCTCCCCGGCACTTACACGTTCTCAGACGCTGCTCTCGCGGTAAACAAAAACAGTGTTACGATAATGGGCCTACCGGGGCAGTTGGAACTAACCTACCTCATCACCGGCCAGCAGGACGAAGCGGCGGGCGCAGTGACGGGGTTCAACACCATCAACGTAACCGGCACATATGTGACCATCTCGGGGCTCAATGTGGCCAATGGGTGGCATAACGGAGGCACGCCGACCCGAGATGTAATTGCTGCGAGTGGGTCCGGGTTTACCCTCAAGGATAGCCTCATCTCGTATGATACCCAAGAGGGCTCTGCGTTAAATGGGGTCAATTTAGCAGCCAATTTCGGCAAGGTCCTAAATTGCCGTTTCGACAACTGCATTA